TGTTAACCAAAGTATAACTAACTCAAGTCAGTTCATTATGTCAGGAAGTGAAGTATATCACCCACAACCAAGATTTTTAAGAATAGTAGCGAGTGGAAGTTTAATTAATATGTATGATGGTTCAACAAAACAAATTCAAGATGTAGAAGTTGGTGATGTTGTTAAATCATATCAACCGATTGGTATGCCAGATGAGTCAGAAGGTATAAGTTGGGAGAGTTATACAACAACAGATTTAAGTGGTTCATTTTCTTCTGGTTCTATCGTTATTGAAACAATAAATAAACAAAGTTATGGATATTATTTAATTAACGGAAGTATAAAAGTTCCTGCAGTTCCACATACTATACACGGAGGTGGAAAATTCTTTTGTAAAACAGGAGATACTTGGAGTTGGAAGCAGTCAACTGATATATCAGTCGGAGACTACTTTTTAAATAATGATGGCAGTGAGTTAGAAATCACATCAAAAACTGATGTATTGTCAGATGAAATGTTTTACGGATTAAATGTTGAGGACATTGATACATATTTTCAATCTAATATTTTGGTCCATAATATTCCACCATTTTGTTTTGTAGCAGGAACACCAATCACAATGGCGGACGGAACTACAAAAGCGATAGAACTCATTGAAGTAAATGATGAAATTAAAAATTATGATTTTGATACAAAAGAAATCAAAGTGGGTAAAGTATTATCAATCGATACACCAACACACGCAGATATCATAGAGATTAGTTTTGGTGATAAAAAAACAAAGAACACATTTGACCACCCATACTGGATAGTTGGAAAAGGTTGGTCATCATACAAACCACAATGGACAGAAAAAAGATATAACATTAAATCTGAACAATTAGAGGTTGGAGATAAATGCTTAGAACTTCAAGGTAATAAAATTGTAGAAACCAATATAACAGACATTCAAGAAGACATTAATCCAGTTCAAACATATTCATTGGGGGTAGAAACACATAAAAATTATTTTGCTAACGATATGTTAGTTCACAACAAAGGAAGTTTTTGTTTCACTTATGACACTATGATTACATTAGCAGACGGAACATACCAACAGATATGTAAAATCAGACCAAACGATATGATAAAAACATATGATGTGGAAACCGGTAAATTACAAAATTCAAAAGTGTTGGAAACCGTAAAAGTTCTACACGACAATATGGTTACATACAAATTTAATGACAATACAATAATTGAGGCAACTGACGACCACCCGTTTTATGTGGTTGGGAGTGGATACAAAGCACCATTAACTATTGGTGATGTAGTATTAAATGATGAATTACAAGAGAGAAAAGTTGTCAATATAGAGTTAAATAATGTGGAAAAAATTACATACAATATCAACAGAACTGATAATGGTAAAAATTATTTCGCAAATAGGGTTTTAGTTTCTGATGAGTTTGATACAGAATAACGATTTCAAATACTCAATTCAAATACCTACATTTTTATCACACGAAAAGTGTGATGAACTGATAGAACAAATAACTAATACAGAACAAAAAGTTGTTGGTGGTGTTGGTGGTGAAAAAGGTGAAGCAGCAATCATACCAGAAATAAGAGTTACTGAGGAGTGGTATTTATTTGACCAGCCAACCAATCCTTACAGACCAGATAAATGTAATGGGGATTGGAAATGGTTACAAGACAAAATATATCAAGTTGTAAAAATGGTAAATCAAGGAGTTTTTAAATTTGATATCGAGGGTGCTGATGACGAGCTGAAACTCATAAAGTATCACGAGGGTGGATTTTATGGTTGGCATACAGATTTCAACGCAGGTAGTTGTTCAGTTAGAAAACTTGTAGCGATAATCCAACTAACAGACCCAAGTGAATATGAGGGTGGTGAGGTTCAATTTGGTATCCAAGATAAACATACAAAAGAGTGGTATTCAATGAACCAACTAAAAGGTTCTTTAACAATATTCCCTACATTTCTATCTCACAATGTAACACCAGTTACAAAGGGAACAAGGTATGTAATACAAGAATTGTTTGTAGGAAACCATTTCAAATGAGTAAAAGTTTTCAATGGTATCTGACAAGAGATAATTTTTTATCTGAATCGGAGTGTCAAGAGATTATAGATATCGTAGATAGTAGTCGTGATAACTCAGAATCAACACAGGCAATAGAACTCAAAGAGGATAAATATTTAGACAAAGTTTGGAAGATTATGAAACTTTCAAATGATATACATTATAATTTTGATATTGATTGTGTCCAATTACAAGAGGGAAAGTATTACAAAAAGGGAGTCTTTAAAGAGGAAAAGACACTACACTCAGACTTCGCAGCTGGTCCTGATAGATTGGTGGACACTAATACCAAACTGACATCAGTTGTTTTTTTGAATGATGATTATTGGGGTGGTGGATTACAGATTTGGAACGACAAAATAGAATCAAAACAAGGTAGAATAGTGATATTTCCAGCTTTTGCAGCACACAAGGTTTTACAATTTCACGATAAGGATAGATATACAATGTTAACTTGGATACAAGGGAAGACTTTTAGATGAACAATAATTTTCAATGGTTTACACATACACCTTTTTTGTCTAATGAACAATGTGATGACATAATTAATAAATTACAAGAAGAAACTAATTGGGTGTCTGGTTATGAGGGTGCTCACATTGTAAATGCAAATGAAAAATCATTTGATAATATAGTCAAGGATAGAACTTTTGTAGAATTATATGCGTTTCAAAATACGAAACACGACTATACTTGGATTAATGATAAGTTAGAACCATATGTAGAAATGTTAAATAAACAAGTTTGGAACTTCAATATAAGAGGGGTATCAAAAGATTTAAAAGCATTAAAGTATAGTGGTAGTGATAGATTTGATTGGCACGCGGACTATGATAAAGGAAAAGTATCAACAAATAAACTTACTTGTTTAATTCAGTTATCAGATGAGAGTGAATTTGAGGGTGGAGATTTACATTTTGCATTTGTAAATGATGGAGAGTTTTTCAAAACACCATACAAAAAAGGATATGCATTAATATTTCCATCTATCATTAGTCATATGGTTACTGAATTGACGGCTGGAGAGAGATATATTATGAGAGAAATTATTTCAGGAGAACCTTTCAGATGATAAAGAAAAAAAACTTTCAGTTTGTATTACATAGAGAAAACTTCTTAACATCAAAACAATGTGATGAATTGATAGAAAAGTTTGGACAATCTAACTCACAGAAATCTACTGTCGCAGGGACTTACAAGGGAGATAATTCAGATGTAATAAATGAGGAAGTTAGAAAAGTTCAAGAAATAAGATTAAAAAATGATGTAGTTTTATCAGACGGATTTAAGTTAACAAAAAATATAGTGGTGGCGTGTGAGATGTCTAATCTACTTAATTTTCAATTTGATTTAAAGAAACCATATGAATTAGAGGACATTGTTGTTTTAAGATACGAAGATACTGATAAGTATGATTGGCATTTAGACATAGGTGATTGTTCTACTTCACTAAGAAAGATAACAGCAATAATTCAGTTAAGTGATGAAAATGATTATGAGGGTGGAGATTTTGAATTTAGTATGTCAAACGATAAAGGAGATGATAATTGTTATGGTTCAAGAAAAAAAGGTTCACTAATATTATTTCCATCATACTTAGGACATAGAGTTAGGCCAGTGACGAGTGGAATCAGATACTCAATAGTCACTTGGATTCTTGGAAACTCTTTTAAATAATTTACATTTTAGAAATATAACTTACTATTTATTTATATCTAAGGTTATTCACAATGAAAACAAAAACACTATTTGACCACATAAAACAAATTACAAATGTTCAGAACCAACATTATTGGGAGAACATAACTGATGCAGATAAAAAAACTTGGTCTAATTATATGGTTCATAGATTTCTTTCTATGAAATCGGAGTGGATTGAAGTCGTAAATGAGATTCAAAAATATTGGGAATTAGAACCTAAATCAGTATATCAGTTCTACACAAATATACTACCAAGAGGAAATACATATTTAGGATACACTAAATCTAAGAAGAAATCCAAGATAGAAAAGTGGGCTATGGATATATTATGTGATTACTTTGAAGAAAGTTCAGAAAATATTGAAAAAACGCTTGACATTATGGGTAAAGATGTTGTATATTCTATCGTATCCAAATATGGTGTAGATGAAAAACAACTAAAAAAAATATGGAGTAAATAATGGCGATTAAAGATTCACCTACAAAAGTCTTACAAGACGAAAATGATGATGTCATATCATATATGGAAAACAAATATCCTGAAATGACACAAGAATTTAGACAAATTCAAAAAGAACAATATGAATTATTTCTAAGAAAACAACACGACTACGGACCACAAAATGTGGCGGTTGGTTCATTATTAAAAACAACAGAAGATATTAAATTATCGTTGTTGGGATTGTGGTTTAGAATACAAGATAAAACAGAAAGAATTAAAACACTATTGATGAGAGATGACGGAAACTCAGTAGCAGATGAACCAGTAGTGGATAGTTATAATGATATATCAGTTTATGGAATAATGGCACAAGTGGTGTCAAGAGGTAAATGGGCAAAATAAGTTATAGTCAGTTCGCAATGTGGGACAAATGT